ACCGAGCTCGATTCCCTCAACGCCGTTCCAGGTGAGGGTCATGGCGGCACCGTCCTCGCTCGCGTGGGACTGGACGTGAGCGCGGGCGGACTTGGCTGCCAGGTCAGCGAGCGCGGCTTGCGCGGCGGCGACCACTTCGGGATGCACCTTGCCGCCGCCGTGAGCCCACCGGCGGATCGCGCCCCACGTGATCCGGTAGGCGTCCGCAGGTGTGTGACCGCTGCGGATCAGCGCGTTGCGGATGTTTTCGAAGTATGGCGGGAGAGCCATCCCCCTGACGTGATACAGGCCAGGACCGCCGGGCTTACCGGCCGGTGCGGGGGTGATGGCCAGCCGTGCGGTCTGCGCGCTCACGGCTCACCTGCCCCCTGTCACGGATTCTGCCGGGCGTGCGCTTTCTCCCACGGGCCGTGGTTCGCTTTCGCGTAGCCGACCCATGCGGGCACCGGCTGGCCGAGAATGCGGCAGGCCAGCAGGCGTGTATGCCCATCTACCGGCGTGATCCGGCCGTCGGGGGTCTTGACCAGCACAGCGGGCTTGCGCCACCCCGCGCGGATGCGGGCAGTGAACCGGGCCACCTTCGCCTTGTCCCCGGCCGCAGCCCACGAGGCGGCGCGGGAGAAGTCCAGGGAGCGCAGCGGCACGAGCACCGGGCCGCGCCAGTCCAGGTCATCCAGCCAGGTCAGTGCGCCGGGCGGGAAGTCGCCGGCGAGCTGGGCCCTGACCTTCGCCGCCGTACTGTCCCCGGCACCAGCGGGTTCCGCTACCGGGTCAGCGGCCACGGGGTCACCGTCCGCTCTACGATGGCCGGATGATCCTGGCGTGCCCGTGCGGTGAGATCCACGAACTGAGCGCCGCGACACGGGTCGCATACGAGAACGTCACCCGTGGCCTGCCGCCGACAGTGCTCGTCGTGGTCGAGGAGCAAGGCTGGTATGTGCCGCGCATCTACCTCGCCGTGCACGGGCTGAAGGGTGAGGATCTGCCCGCACTGGCTGAGCGGTACGGGTTCGAGCATGGATGAGCTTCTGGTGTGGCTGGCCGAGCAGTCAGAGCAGGCACGGGAAGCCATGCGCGAATCACGCGGCTTGAGGGATCACGCCGTCTTCCATGCGTCCGCGATGGCGCGGTACTGCGCGATGCAGCAGGTCATCCAGCAGATCACGGCCAGCGCTCACGTCACGTCCGCCAGCGTCCCAGCGTCCTCGTACACGACGGGCTCCCCATCCGGCCACGCATCCGCTCTCGCGTCCTGAGGGTCGTCGCCATGCCATACGAGGTCCGGGTGCAGGAGGCGCATGTGATCGGCGATCCTCGCGAACGGGACACGCTCACGGCACAGGCGGCAGGTCACGCGGCTCTAGTTTCCCCCGACAGCCCGGCCAGCATGAAGGCAAGCAGGGATTTCGTGCTCTTGGACATATTGCAGGCCGCGCAGGCTGCCGTCAGGTTGTCCCAGTCGCCGCTTCCCCCTCGGCGCAGAGGAACGATGTGGTCAATATGTTCGGCTGGCGCTCCGCAGTAAGAGCACGGGTCGCCGAGCAGGATGGCCGGGTAACTAGGATTAAGTCCGCCTAGCTTCCGGAGATGCCCTGCTCGCTTCCGCTTCGCATTTTCTTCCGGGTTTTGCAATCGCCATTCTCGGGCCCTGATGCGATGGCATTCGGCACAGAACCGCCCGCGCATACCTTTTCTGCTGATGCCGTAGACGTCAAATCGATGTCCGCGTATGCATCGATCGCGCCCGGCTGCTTCAAGTACGCCAAGGTCTTCGTACGTGCCCGCGAATGAGTGCCCGGGATTAACACACCGGTCTGTTCCGCACACCGATAGGACCATCTGGCAGTCGTCGGGAACAGGGCCGTTCACGTCGCTCCACGCCCAAGTGCGCGGGGCGACGGAGATGCCCGCCGCACGGAAGCCGGCATTCCATGCGCGGCCTGTCCAGAGCCAGCACCTGCCGATGTCAGGGCGGAGCACGGGAACCGGGCCGTCCTTGTCAACCTTCGCCCAGAACCGCTCCGCCTCTGACGGAGGGGAAGCCGGGTTGTCGGTGGTGCCGTGCTTCCGGAGTCGCATCAGGTGCTTGCCGCACAAGCCGTTCGCCCGCCGCTGATTCCCGCATCTTTCGACCTTGCAGGGTCGCGGGGGTTGCTGGGAGCGACATACCGCGCACACCCTGCGTCGGCCGGGCTTTGTCTGCGAATCTGCGTACGGGTGCCCGTACTTGCAGGCAGCCCTGGGCTTGTACATGTCTCCATTCTATCAAATTGACGTAATTAATTACCGCCAGCTAGCCCTGCGGCGGCGAGTTTTTCGTTTACTGACGGTGCGCCTGAATGTGCCTTAACTGGCCTGCATCGGCATGCTGGATGCACAGCGCCAGGAAAACCTATAATTGGCGGCTTGGTCGCGGTAAAGGTACCGCCGTTTGCCACCCGGCATTCCTTACTCGTGCGATCATCCAGAATGGCTTGCCAGCCGAGCAGATTCCCGTACGTGGCCGCAGCGCCGTCCACCGCTGAGGCTGCCTGCACCCGGCCCGTACTGGCCTGGACGTGGAGTGCCATGAAGCGCCGCTCGGTGGCCAGCGCGTCCCGGATCGCGGCCATCACCGGCTGATCCTTCGACCGGGCCGCCACGATGGCCTGCTGCGTCCGCCGCGCAGCGTGGAGAAAGAACGACGCCCGCCGGGTCAGATTCGCGCGGATCGCCCATCGTTGCGCCGGGCCGGTCCCCTCCATCGCCTCATGCGGCCACGAGGCCACCAGGGCGGCTGTAGCGGACAGGGCGGCACCGGAGATCCCCGCAGCCTTGAACGGGGCCCGCAGAGCGTCCGTGAGCGCCTGAGCGGTCCAGTAGGCGGCCAGAGCGGCGACGATGAGAGCCACGAGGTGGCCGTCGTCCTGGGGCTGCTGCGGGGGCTGCTGCGGTGGTGGCTGGGTTTGCGTGGCGGGTGGCACTAGGTCACCTCACAGGGCAACCTCAAACGGGTCGCCACCAGGCAGTGCGGCCCACTCGGGGCCACTCATCTCCACCGGCGGCTTGGTCTTGGTTGGGGGCAGCCCCTGCACCAGCATCCGGCCCAGCAGACGGCTCTTGGCTAGCTCCGGCTCGCTCTGGGAGTTGATCTCCGTGTCGTGGTGGCGGATATGCCAGAGCGACTCATGGCCCTCGGCGTGACGTACCTGCTCAACCACGTGGACCGCATGCCAGATAGCGCGCACCTGATCCCAAGTGATGGTAACCGGCTTGCCGTCTGAGTCACGGAACACGTCCCACTCGGGCACGAACTCCGGGTTCCCCGCCAGAGGCGATTTCATCCCCGCACCCTACGCCTTCGTGCTGGTGCCCATGTTCGGCACGCTGTACGGCTGCGTCACATCCTCCGGCAGCGGCTGCGCACCCGCCTTCGCCAGCGCTTCCTTCGCTATCTTCGTCGCCGCTGCCGTCCCGCCCGCCAGATGACCCAGCGCCGCCGCCGACTGCTGCGGCATCCCCGGCGGGGCCTGCGCGACCGCCTGGGACTCCCGGTCCTTCGCCCCCTGCTGCACGATCTGGGTGACGGCGTCCACGTCCAGGTTCAGGAACGTCGCCAGCCGTTCGGTGATGATGTCCAGGATCCCCGCCGGCACCTGCAACGCCGGAGCGACCGCCAGAGCCTGGAACAGGGTCACCAGCTGGGAACCGGACTCATCGGACAGGGCACCGAACTGGAACCGGGGGTAGGACGCGCCCGGCCCGAAGTTCAGGGTCACCAGGGGGGCGATGACCTCATGGGTGATGGACTCGGCGATCTCCAGGGAGATGGCCTGCCGGGACTTCAGGAAGAACGCCGACTGGTCCTGGGACAGGGCGAGGCTGCCGCGGCCGAGAGATGCCAGCGAGGACAGGCCCGTGAAGCCGGCGAGGACCGAAGCGGTCTGCCACGTCTCCAGGAAGGACAGGGCGTCGGCGAACTGGCTGGCACCCTTGCCGTCACTCGACAAGACCTCGAAGCTTTTGGCACCCTGCGGATCGCGGGCGAAACCCACTACACCAGAGGACCGCAGCGAGGCGATGTCGTCAGCCTTCGCGTTCGCTTCCCTTTGGTCCTGTCCATAAACAATGACTTTAGGCAAGCTCTGGGACTCAAGAAATTGCAGCCACAAAAAGACCAGCTTCAATTTCGTTTTATGGCACCAATACGCGACGTCCATTTCGGACGTGCCCGTCAATGGCTGCCGGTGCTTCCCATTGATATGCACAAAACTGCGGACACGGGGGATCTCGACATAGCCGGGA